ATCTCCGCTAGAAATAAATCTTATATACGTGTTGGAGTCGCCGTTATGTCTTATCAACGCGTGTCCCCCGGCCTCGGCCCCGATTCCAATATCACCAGCCACATCTAATGTATATGTGGGCGATGTTGTTCCAACTCCTACGCGATCATTTATGCCATCAACAAACAGCATGTGAGTGTTACTATCACTTTCAACTCTAAAATCATGTATTGATCCCTCTTCGTTGAATACAGCAGCTCCAGAGACTATTAGCGTTGCATATGTCTCACCTTCAGACCCAGAGACAATGATTCCCTCATTGAACTTAACAGTTCCTGCACCGAAATTCTTAACTGCCACACTTCACTCCAATAAACGTCTATAATCTAATTATTAGAGAGGTACAGCTATTATCTCCTGTCAAGACAGTATATCGGCTCATTCTTGACAGCATTAAGAAGATTCGGTAAGTCTAAGCCAGCACAATCTTTTTTTGACTTAATGAAATTATAATGATTACAGAATCCATGAAACTTTCCTCTTTCACAGTCTTTGTGAACGCCTGTTTCAATATGACCGCTTGAATTTTTAGGATATTCAAAAGGAATATCTAGACCTATGTGAATTGCTTTCCATAACATCTTAAGTGCATCAAGCTGAATGGGATAAAAATCTAAAAAAGGATCTAATGTTTTTCCATGAACATATCCATGTTCTTGAATTGGCCTTTCTCCAAATCCATTTTTAACATACCAATCCTGATACTTGAGATAATAGGCATTGGAGATCTCGACACCGATTCCCTTTGTATTGCCACCTTCATACCTGGGAATTCCAGCATGCCAGGCCTTGTGTTGAGTATCCAACAGCTGAAATATTGTCCCATCATTATCAATACAAAAATGTACTGAAATGCCTCTATTATTCAAAACTTTTGCGCATGACTCTGCACTGAGACAGACATCCCAATGGTTAACAAACATAGTGGGATATCTATCCGGCTTTCCAGAATAATCAGTGTAACATCCCTTATTAGATCCAAGCCCGTCGCTCTCGTCCCAGAGAATCACTTTGTCCCATTCAATAGGAATAAAGTGACCATTATGAACTATATGTTTGTCCCTTGGTGTAAAAATATTCCTTTTAGGTTTGTAGTCTGAAATATTTGCTTCACGCTCTGTCCACACTCGTCTGTATGTCATGGGACCAACAAGCCCGTCTGCTGACAGCCCTCTTTCTTTTTGCCATCTTTGAACCGCCTTAACAAGATTCACATCAAATTCATCACAACCAAACCATGATGGAGTCCATCCTAGCTTTTCTGCACTTGAACTATTATAAAAATCTTTATCCATCTTTAATCTTAATCAAATTGGTCAGATTCTGTAGATTCTTTTAGCGCAATTGTCGACGACTCGCCACCAGTTACAATATTTTTAACAGCATCAAAATAGCCAGTTCCAACCTCTCTTTGATGCTTTGTAGCAGTATAGCCATTTTCTTCAGCTTCAAATTCTTTCTGCTGTAGTTTCACATATGCTGACATTGCATCATCTCTATATCCGCTGGCAAGCTCGAACATGCTGTAATTTAATGAGTGAAAACCTGCAAGAGTGACAAACTGAAACTTATAACCCATTTTCCCTAGTTCATTCTGGAATTTTGAAATTGTATCATCATCTAGATTCTTTTTCCAGTTAAACGAAGGCGAGCAATTATAGGCCAGTAACTTTCCTGGATATTCTGCATGGATTGCATCAGCAAATATCTTAGCCTCTTCTAGATCTGGTGTCGATGTCTCACACCAAATCAGATCAGCATATGGAGCATATGCAAGCCCTCTAGATATTGCCTGATCTATTCCCCCTGTTACTCTAAAAAATCCCTCTGGTGTTCTATCACCTGTTATGAATCTATGATCATATTCATCAATATCAGATGTCATAAGTCTAGCACTGTCTGCATCTGTTCTTGCTATTAACACAGCTGGTACACCCATCACATCAGCTGCAAGTCTTGCTGCCTTTAATGTAGAAATAAATTGTGATGTCGGAACTAGAACCTTTCCTCCCAGATGTCCGCACTTTTTCTCTGAGCTCAGCTGGTCCTCGAAGTGAACTCCTGCTGCTCCTGATTCGATCATTGCCTTCATCAGCTCATAAGCGTTTAAAGGTCCACCAAACCCTGCTTCAGCATCTGCAACAATCGGAACCAGCCAGTCTCTTGTAACATTTCCCTCTACGCTCTCAACCTGATCTGCACGCTGTAGCGCCTGATTGATCCTCTTGACAACATGAGGAACACTATTTGCTGGATATAAGCTCTGATCAGGATACATGTGGCCTGACAAATTGGCATCAGCAGCTACCTGCCAACCGCTTAAATAAATTGCTTTAAGCCCTGCTCTCACTTGTTGAACAGCCTGGTTTCCTGTCAATGCACCCAGTGCTGCTACCTTTTCTTCCTCATTGAGTAACTGCCAAAGCTTCTTTGATCCCTGACTGGCTAGTGTGTATTCTATGTTTACACTTCCTCTTAGCTCTTTGACATCACTCTCAGTCCAATCACGCCTAACACCTAACCATCTGCCACTATTATCATAAACCATTAGTAATCCTCACTTAATATGCTCGTAAGCTGATAACGTTAAAAACTCAACTAAACTATCACTAACAGACAACTTTTCAAAAAGGTCTGCAGATTGTAAATATCTTCCACTTAAAAATCTTTTCATTCCCACTTGTGATTTAATTCTATCGACCTCTTCATTAAGAATTTTTATAAACTCTTCCTTTTCAAAAATTCCATGCTTTATCCACTGCCAGATCTGTACACGAGAAATTTCCGCAGTTGCAGCATCCTCCATAAGATTATAAAGTGGGACACATCCGTTTCCCGCTAACCACGACTCAATATAAAGAATGCCCACATTAATATTTTTTCTCAGACCTTTTTCTGTTATCTCTCCCTCAGGTACATGAAGAAGATCTTCTCTATTCACATCTACTTTATCTATTTTTTCAATTTGATTTTCACTTGTCATAGTTTCATCAAATATTTCCTTCGCTATTTGAATAAGTCCGGGATGTGCAACCCAGGTTCCATCATGCCCGTCACCTACCTCGCGTAGCTTATCAGCACGCACCTTATTAAGTGCCTTAATATTTTTCTCAGGATCATTCCTAATGGGAATTTGTGCAGCCATACCACCCATTGCATGAACTCCTCTTCTATGACATGTTTGAACCAAAAGCCTGCTATATGATCTCATGTTGTGGCTGGCCATTGTCACATCATCACGATCTGGAAAAATCCTACTATGATCATTTCTTCCGACCTTTATACAGCTAAAAATATAATCCCATCTTCCACAATTTAGACCAGCAGAATGATCTCTCAGTTCCCAAAGGATTTCATTCATTTGAAATGCTGCGGGAAGAGTTTCAATTAAAACTGTTGCCCTAATCGATCCCCTTTGTATTCCCAGCCTATCTTGCGACCAATTAAAGATATCATTCCATAAACGAGCTTCCAAGTAGTGCTCAAGCTTTGGAAGGTAAAAGTAAGGTCCTGTTCCGCTGTCTATTAAATTTTTTCCATTGTGAAAAATGTATAGTCCAAAATCAAATAGTGATGCAGGGGAGTCAATATCGTCTACCTTAAAATGACACTCAGAAAGGTGCAATCCACGAGGTCTTACAAACAGAACTGCATGATTATCATTTAGAGAGTATGTTCCCTTTGTTGGGTGCTCAAATGTAATTATTTTATTAACAGCATCTCTTAGATTTACATGACCATCTAAAACATTATTCCAGGTTGGAGAAAGAGAATCCTCAAAGTCTGCCATAAAAACATTTGCACCTGAGTTCATGGCATTTATTATCATCTTTCTATCTGTGGGGCCTGTTATCTCAACTCTTCTATCTTCTATGTCACCTGGAATCTTAGCAACAGTCCACTCTGCATCACGAATATTAGAAGTTTCTTCACAAAAATCTGGCAAATTTCCATCATTGAAATATTTTTGCTTAAACTGTCTTCTTTCCATTAGGCAGTCAATTTGTGGTCTGAATTCTCTAATGAGTTCTGTCAAAAACTGACTGGCGTCATCAGATATGATATCTGAAAAAACAGACATGTATTCATGTTGCTCATTTAACATGTTATCTCTCTTTTATTCGAAATCAATTTCTACATTGATTTCTATATTAAGCTTTGGGACTCTCAAATGATTAACTATTCCATGCTTTTTCGCTTCAACTGCATCCATAAACCAGTCGGCATGCTTCTTTGAAAATACTTTCTTTTTAAAATAGTCATCTTTTTTACCGCAATTTCTTGCCATCATAGTAAAAATCTTTTCATCAAGACGTTCAGCTTCTTTCACATCAGCTTTAAGTTCTTCAATTTTTCCATGACCGACGCTACTGACATCATGAATCATAATTGTTGCATCCGGGTCAGCAAATCTCATACCTTCTTCACCAAATGTCATAAGCACTGCACCGCAGGACATTGCCTTACCCTCTACGATAGTAGCTACGGGTAATTCTGAATGCTTAATTGCAGAAATCATGCTCATTAAAGAATATACCTGGCCACCGAATGAGTCAATCACAACAGGAATTACAAGCTGTCCAGTGTTATGTGCCTGTGCAATCTGATCCTGAAATTCCTTTGCAGAATCTTCATCAAACTTATTGACTCTGACTATGACAGGATTCTTTCTAAGCTCAAATTCTTTAAGTAAATGAGATATATTTGTTGTCCACTTCATAACATCACTATCCGCACTTACTAGATCCACAGCTTGTGCACATCACACAACCTTCCTGATATTTGAGTGTATTTTCAGCGCCACAATTTTCACACTCTGTCTTTCCGGGTCTTGTTCCATCCTGAATGTAATTCTTTAAAACTCTTGCTAGAACCTTTGAAAATGAGAACATATCCATCTCTCTATCCTTTTGTAGCTGTTCAACTACGTAATTAATTGGTGCCCCATGACGCAATGCAAGTGAGATCGTTCTTGTATACCCTGCATGATTTGGATTATCAAAAACAGACACTATATCCTTGATTAAAAATTCATCTCCATTTTTGCCAACCTTGAGGTCATAAATAGAATTTCTTGTCTTTCTTGGATGCTTAACAATTATCCCCTCATCATATTTCTTAGGAATTTCTATATATTTTTGTAATCCACCTAGCACCTCATACGGCCTATCATCCATAAGCCCAACAAGAATTGTCCATGCTTCGCCCTTAATTGATGCATGATGAACGTGACAAGGAAGTTCTTTGGGCCTACCCGGTGCCTCATGAATCTTAAACTTTGTGACATTACTCTTTGGAACTAGAACACCTGATCTGCAACCGTCTCTATAAACAGTCACTCCTTTACATCCTGATCTCCATCCTTCCATGTATATGTCTTTTACTGTCTCAACATCAGTGTCTGATGGAATATTAGTTGTATTAGATATTGCATGACATATCCATCTTTGTGCTGCTGCCTGCATTTGTATTTTACTAACCCAGTTAATTTCATTAGATGTAGAATTTTTATACGGACTCATGTCAACAAGTGTCTCATAGTCTAAGCTTTCTATTTTTTCTTGCGAAAGTTGATCCATCCATTTTTTAAATCCGTGATGATATACAGTATATTCCTTCCACTTATCTCCCACATCATCTATAAAGTCAGGCTCAGTATCATCATCATATTGATTTATTTTCTTTCTTCTTGTATATTTTAGAAGATATGCAGGTTCGATTCCTGATGTCGTCTGTGTGAGAGTTGATACAGACCCTGCAGGTGCTGTTGTTGTGAGCGCGATATTTCTTCTTCCGCTTCTTTTGCACAACTCACGAATTTCTGGGCACTCATTCCACACTCTATTAAGAAAGCTATGGTTTTCCTCTAGTGAATGATCATGAACTGGGAAAGCACCTCTCTCTTCTGCAAGATAACAGGATGACTTATATGCATTGATACAAAGAGTTTTATAAATCTTTTCAACTGTCTTGATTGACTCATTAGATCCATATTCTAAACTAAGGGCTGCTACAGTATCACCCACAGCTGTTACACCTAGCCCAGTTCTTCTACCTTTAAGTGCTTGCTCTTTTACTCTTTGCCAAAGGTTCATTTCAATTATTTTGACATGTTCAGGTTCTGGATCTCTCTCAATTTTTAAAATAATTTTATCTATCTGCTCTATCTCAAGATCAATCATATCATCCATTAGACGCTGTGCTTTTTGAGTAATTTCTCCCATTTTGTTAAAGTCAAATACAGCTTTGTCTGTGAAGGGATCTATTACAAATGACATTAAATTAATAAGCATTAATCTACAGCTATCATATGGTGATAAAATAATCTCGCCGCAAGGATTTGTAGATGTTGAAGAAAATCCATCGTGGCTATAGGCATCTGAAGGAGTGAAATTTATAGCATTATCCCAAAATAAAATCCCAGGTTCAGCTGATGCGTGAGCAGATTCAACTATCTCATTCCAGATTTCTCTAGCACTGTCATATCTCACAAGATCTGGTGCCTCGCTATCAACAGGAAATCTTAACTGTACGTCACTATCAGACTCAACTGCATTCATAAATTCATCTGTTAGTCTAACAGAGACATTTGCACCAGTTATACGAGTTTGATTTCTTTTAATTTTTATGAAATCTCTAATCTGTGGATGATGTACAGAGATTGTGAGCATCAATGCTCCTCTTCTGCCACCTTGCGCAACCTCTCTGCAGGAATTTGAGTATCTATCCATGAATACCTCAATTCCGTCAGTTGTTTTTGCAGCATTTCCAGTTGATAATCCCTTTGGCCTGATTGTTGATACGTCAAATCCGATTCCACCGCGGCGCTTTGCTATCTGAACAAGCTCCTGGTCTGTCTTTAGAATTCCTCCGTATGAATCATACGGTGACTCTATTACGAAGCAATTTGAAAGTGATTGAATATAGTGGTCATTGCCAATCCCGGCCATCGGGCTTCCTTGTGGGACGACATACTCAAAATTCTTAAAAAGCTTAAAAATTTCAGACTCAGACATTGGATTTGGATATTTGTCCTCTATTCTCTTAAATTCACGTGCAAGTCTCTTATGCATATCATTTGGAGACTCCTCAAGAAAATTTCCCTCTCTATCACACAATGCATACTTGGTTGCAAAAACATTTGCTGCAAGGTTATCTCCCTTGAAATAGTCTAGGCTTGATTTTACAACATCTTCAAATTTTGCCACACTCTCTCCTATTAATATGCAATATCCTTAGGAATCGTTTATTTCTTTCCACTTGCTTTTGAGTAAATTTTTCATTGATGATTGATCAGCTGACATCACCTCATCTAGAGACATCTCTCCGTTATCTTCTACAATAATCAATTTTGACCTAGACGTATCCAGATTTATTGGAAATAACATTCCGTCTCGACCAGCTCTATTCTTAGCAATAAACAATCTTCCAGCACCTGATGACTTTTCCATAGGCTTTCTAGAAAGAGATAGTACAACATCTGCAACCATTGCTTTTCCATATGCCTCTGACATATTTTCAAGACCTATTACAGAAGAGTTTGCTGAATCTCTATTTGCCTGTGATGCTGTCCAGATTGGAATATTCATATCCATTGCCAGGTTTCTGAGTTCTTCGTAGATCAGCTTCAATTCATGTCGCAAGGCATCATATTTTCTTGATGATCTCATGATATCTGCGTAATCAATAATTATCAGGCTTGGAACAAAAGACTTAAGTAAAAGCTTCTCAATGTGATTTCTTATTGTCATGACTGTTGCAGATCCTGTTGGGTATGATTTTATGATCAGTCTACCTAGAGATGACTCATCATATATCTTCATCACATCATCTTTTCTATCAATTATATCGCTACTTGGAATATCACATAAGTTAGAATCATATCTTATTCCTACAGCATTTTCTGATAGCTCGAATGTATAATGAATGACATTTTTACCTACCCGTAATGCTTCACTGCCTACATGAACAAGAAAGTGTGACTTTCCCACTCCGGTATTTGCTATGATAACCCCAAGTTCACCTCTTGCAAGACCCCCATTTAATATGTCTTTTTTATCAATTTGTTGAATTCCTGTTGGACATGTTAGTCTTGATATTTTTGTAAATCTTACATCAGTATCATTAAAAAGGTCATGCCCTAATGATGTTGTCATTCCTATTGCAAGAGCATCTTTCATAACATCTACAACTGACTCATACTTGTCTGTTGAAATCAGGCCAATGGACTTCTCAAGTGCATCTCTGAGAGCCTGTCTCTTACAAAAATCAAGTGTTTTATCTTTAACAAATTGAAGATCTCCCATATCAGGATTTGTTTTTACCCGATGTAAGAATTCCACAATTTGATCTCTAAGAAGGATATCACTTCCCTCACGTAGATCATCACGAATAATTGTGATTAATAGTGAGAGTGTTGGAAATGTCTTATACTTGGAGTGATAATCAAAAAAATTTTGAGTTAAATATTTTAAATACTTTACATCAAAAAACACAGGTGACATGATCTCAGACATCTGCACCGCCCAATTGCTATCTGTAATAAAGCACTGAAATATCTTTTCCTGGAAATTTTTTCCATACTGCTTAAAATGAGCAGGAGATGATACTTCATCCATTCTTAACTCCAATATGATTCATTGCTAAAAACATTCTATCTACATTAAACGTTTGAATTCCTTCACGCAAAAGAATTCTCATGATCTGAATTTTATTCTTTGTAGGAGCGAAAGTATCAAGAGATGATGTTATTCTTTTAATTTGTGAAGAAGATAGATTGCCCGTGTCAAGATATATTAGTTTCCAATTTCTCCTAATGACATCTTCATTCTCAACGATGTTTTGATATGCTTTTATCTTGCTTCCCTCTTTTATCATTAAGCCTGAATGATTAATAACATCATCTATAGTTACATCATTATCTTCATTAAACACTGGAAATCTCTTAGCTAGAGTTTTAAATCCAACACCTTTTATACCATTAATATTATCAGAAGCATCTCCACAAATAGATTTAGCTAGACAAAAATTCTGTGTTGTTATTCTAAATTTTTCCTTTACTTCCTTTGAAGTTACAAGCTTTTTCCAGGTTGGAGAATATATGATTGTCTTATTGTCAAGCAGCTGATAAAAATCTCTATCTGAGGAAACTATTAGTTTTCTATTTTCCCTATACGAATATTTGCTGATATACCCAATTACATCATCTGCCTCACAATCAGGAATATACAGCTGACAAACGGGTGTATGCTTAAGTGCCTCTATGATGACTAGTATCTGCTGGTTTCTATTTTGAACTGTGTCAGGTAGATCATCATCATAATATCGATTAAGCTTTGCCGGTCGTCTACCCTGTTTGTATTCACTGTAAAGAGATCTCTTTTTTGTTGATCCGCCGCCTTCCCAAACAACTATTACTTGGGCTGGCATGTATCTTTCAATCAGCCCTATTACTGAATAGAGAAATCCAACTATTCCACCCACATGTTGCCCATTAGATCCGACTGCAGGGTGTGCAACATAGTGTCTTGTAAAAAGATTTAAAGCATCAACAATTAATACTAATCCGCTCTCATTATTCAAAATTAATCCTCAGGATCAATGTCAATCATTGCATCTGCAATTGATCTCATCTCCTCATAAGACTCAGTATCGATGTCAAGCTCGTCTTGATTAAACTTTTTAACCATGCATCTTTCAAGCAAGTCATCAATATATGGTCCATATTCTGGGTGATTTATTACGTCATCAAATTCATTTTTTCTAAACTTCTTTTCGATTATCAGCTCACCAGTCGAGACATTGGCGACCTCTAGCTTTTTCCATCCACCTGTTCCCTTAAGCGAAATTTCATTTCCATCGATTATCTCAGCGCCGTGTTTTCGAAGTGTGTCAAATATTTGCTCGTGCTCCTTTATTCCAACACCAAAGTGAATCTCAAAGTTACATGTTCTAAAGGGTGCAGCTACCTTATTTTTAATTGTCTTTGCTGAAACATGTATTCCTATTACATCATCACCTCTTTTGATCTGCTGCCCAGCACCTAATTTGATTCTTGTGGATGCATGAAATGGTATTGCCTTTCCACCTGGTGTTGTTGTTGGATCACCGTACATGACACCGATTTTCATTCTCGTCTGATTTAGAATTACAAAAAGTACATTCTCATTAGCAATAACACCTGTGATCTTTCTCATTCCCTTGGAGATTGCTCTTGCTTGGAGTCCAATAGAATCCTTATCATAATCTCCTAATAGCTCTGCCTTAGGTGAAGATGCCGCAACAGAATCCCAGATGATCGTCACAGGAACATCCTTGTCCATCGCCTTTGCCTTAAGTATTGTTGACTCAGCGATTGATAGAACTTCCTCTGTGCAGTGAGTGTCAACGTATACAAATCTATTTGAGACGTCCACACCCAAGAGACCAAGATTTTCAACTGATGTTGCATTTTCTGTGTCAATATAGACTATTATTCCTCCCATTTTCTGTGTCGTTCTAGCAATCTGTGTTGCTATGTGTGACTTTCCAATTGAAGGCGGGCCAAATATTTCTATAATTCTGCCCTCTGGTAGACCACCATCCTTACGGTTTGAGCAAATGTAATCAAGAAGTTTTGATCCAGTTGATATCCATCGCTTGACGTGTGTAGGTGACTCGTCAAGTTCAAGATTGTACGCTACCTTGGATCCGTGTTCTTTATTGAGAGCCTTTATTAGGTCTGCTGTAAAGTCTTGGTTTGACATTTACTCTCCTGGTAATGTTTAAAACAGCCGCAACATATCTAAACGATTTGTCGAACTATTGAATCTTTATTCCTCATCGATTAGATCTGCAAATGCCTCATCGATGCTACTGTAGCTCTGTGATGTTGACACATCCTTTGCTTCACTCAGTGATTCACCTGTGTCATCGTCATCATCATCCTCATTGAGCCAGTCATTTATGATCTTTGAAAGTTCATCATAGGACTTGCACTTGTATGTCTCGCCGAGATCTGGGATGTTATCTGACCACTCTTTGGCCTGAGAAGAATCATCAGATAGTGATGATTGCTTTCCTCTCGGCCTTACCTCAGTCATAGCCCACATTCTGCCTGGCTGCTTTGTGCATGTGACCTTGATATCTCTTCCCGTATCATGATCTGTGATATCTCCGTAGTCCTCATCTAACATGAGACCAAGAAGTGCCTGATACACAGTCTTTCCAAATCCCCAGATCTGGACTCCCTTTTCCTCTTCTCCTCGAACGATCACCGGTGCGTATGTGCGCATCTTGGGATAAAGCTTCTTTGCAAGCTCGTAAGACTCCTTTGATCCATCATCTCGAAGCTTATTGATAAGCTCTTGAACGGGATCAGACTCACCAAATTGGTGTGGTGTCAATAGACCCCGCTCGCTTCCGATATTATAGTAAAACCACAGCTCTTTAAATGGCTGACCGTCATTGTCAGCAAAGGAAAGCAGACGAACTGTATGCTCCTCTCCCTCTACAGGTCGCCACATCAGCGACTTATTACGATTATTTCCACTCAACCTTTCAAGTTTCTTACGAATTGCATCAAAATCAAGACTCATTTTTTTCTCCAACGTTTAATTTTTTAATGTTTAGTCTTTTGTGCATTGCACATGATAATATACTTTAGTCAGAGCATAATGTTCAATTTATTTTTTGCCTCTATTGCGTCGCTTGTTTCCTTTTCTCTGGGAGCTTTTTTTAGAGCCTTTGGCGAATTTTTCAGCAGCTGTGTATATTAAGCCCGGATCATCAACGGGCTGGCCACCATAAGCTGCTGCAGCTTTTCTAACCCTATCAATATACTGTTTGCGTCCTGTATCTCTTCCCTTTGCGTCTGTTCCAAGTCTTGTCACAGGACCACCACCCAGGGCAGAGACACCAGAGAATTCAGCTATCTCTTCATCGTCTTTTTTACTTTTTTTTTTGATTTCTTTGCCTCATCGAGAATGCCTCTCACAAGCTCTCTTAGATCACTCTCTGACATTGCACGAGGGTGATATGTGGCGATTCCATCATCAGTCTTATAAGCAACTGCATACTCATTGGGATTTTCATATGGATCATCTGATTCATCATCTCGATTATCCTCTTCGTCTTCTTCACCTAGCTTAAGAGGATCATAGTCAAGAAACTCTGTCGGCTCCGTATTTCTAAGCTTTTCAGGCATCTCATAAACTGCCTCTCTAATTAGCTGTCTTAGACTATCATCGGAACTCTCTTGGAGCTCCTGTGCTATATAATCTGCATATAGTTCTCTTACATCTACATCTTCCATTCCAGACCTCACATCTGTTAACTTCTCAGTTTCATCACTAGTCGCTACATTTAAGTATGCTGTACACGGCCTACGATCTCTGTGTGTCGCATTAAGAATCATTCCATATCTTGATGCCATCGCTGCAATCGCAGCCTTAGCGAGAGGACCTCCAATTTTTTTCCACCTTCCCGGAGGCAGAGTTGCCCCAGTGATAGGATCTACCGGGATCTTCTGGGCCATGCCGCCCACCCCAAGAAATAACCCTGAGTAGGCAGGGCCAATAAAGTTATTTAAAAATCTTTCTGCTCCTGGAATGAAAGTAGTTATCTTATTAAGAAGTTCGGCAAGAAAGTTAATAGCACCAGTCGGTGTCAACTGCGCAATCATTGATCCCTTGCCAGCTCCAGGTGCTCCTGCCAGAATTGTCTGGGCAATGTCCTTAAAGGTGGCTGTTACATCATTTATCTCATGTCTTAGCTCTTGTCTTTCTTGAGCTGTTGCTGAACAAATTTTAGAGATAACAGCGTTGAATTCTTCTTCACCCAATTGCAATGCTTGTACAAGGGTGGCGCCAGTGATTTCCTCCATCAGTTCATTGGCCTCTTCTCCCTCTTTCTGGACAGACTTTGACTGGAAGTATGCCCTTCCCAGGGCTAATACAGTCACAATATGCTGGAGAAAGGGGAGTGGTAGCGTGTCTAGAACGGATATCATTGCGTCGAGTGCAGCTCCGCCAATAGATTCATTGATAGCATCATAAGCATCAACATTACCATGAATGCATATCTCTGACATCGTTGGCAACTCTATGCTCTCCTCTCTAATTCTTAGGTACTGTCTTGGTCTTGCAAGTTTTCTAGTCATAAGAGGCAAAATATCGTAGACATAAATATCCTCCTCATATTCATCTTGATCAGGAAACATGATACCTTCAAATTGTTCAGGATCATATGCACCCACATTCTGACTTGAGGCTGATGAGAATCCTGCATCCGCTGACTGTGAAGGTGTTCCTGTCTCTCCCTGATAGTACGGTCTTTTATTGCGACCGATCTTCTGGGGGTAGTCATCACCACCACCAATTGCGCCGGCGACAGGTATCGCGATGCCTCTGCCTGACCAGACACCCTGACCGCTGACGTTATCCATCGACGCGGCATACTTCTTCTTAAACTTTTTTGATGAGAGGGCTGACATTACGTCAATAAGTATCTCACTTACACTGTAATGATAATCACTTTTCTCTATGCGTTACGAGTGACTTTGACTGCTGGAGTATTAATCCCAGCTTTGGTTCGTGCCCAACGTAGAATCTATTTTCCTCAAAGTGAGATCCTTGAGCTAGCTGGATGGCCAGCCACTCATCCTCATCTAGTGACACACCAAAGTGTTGAAGAAGAAATAGGGTTCTATGTGACACTGACATCTTTCTTAGTGCCTCATTAAACTTATAATTCTGGCCTAGCTTTTCTCTGTGCCAGTCTGAGTCCTGCTCAACAAAGCGGTCCTCGTCTAGGCCGCCCACCTTTCCAAGATCATGTAGAAGTCCCACCTTAAGAATCGATGAGACAGGAATATCCATGTCAAATGCATTACTCAGTGTTCTCATTGCAATTGTCACATCTAGCGAGTGCTCAACAAGACCGCCAGGATAGTATCCGTGCTGGTCTGTTCTTGATTCTGCTGGACACATTACAATTCTCTCACCCAGAGCTTCCAAGAGATTATCTAAATTAGAGTCACAGAGTTTTCCACATAGCTTTTCAAATTTCTTCCAATTGGACTCAATTGTCTCAACATCTAACATTTTTTACCTCAT